GTGTATGTCTCCCCATGACATCTCAGCCATTGCGTCAGCAGTGGTTGGGAATCCTTCAGGTAGAGAGAAAGCGACTTCTGTTGCTTTCCTTATCTCATCATCCTTTGCGGTAAGAGACTTGCGTAGTTCTGCAAACTCTTCTTTGAGAGCCGCTACTTCTGTTGAAGCATCGTAATCTCTTCGCTCTGCGGCTGATTTCTTAACTTCGAGTTCAGCAGCGAATCTGTCAGCGAATGTCTTCGATAGGTTATCGTAAGCCATTGCCTCTAGTTGCTCTGCTTTGTAAGCCTCGTAAGCCTTCTCCACATTCTCGGCACTGAGGTCGAGAGTAGTAAAGTCAGACCCTTCTAGACCCTTAGAGACTGATAGCGCAGCAGGAGCAGCCTTTGGCTTTCCGCCACTTACTACCTCTTCTCCGGCCTCGTAATCTCTTGTCGAGTCCTCATCGAGAGCCTTATCCATGCTCTCTAAGTCGTCATCTTCCTTCATGGAATTATCCATGCTCTCAACTTCTTCTTCTTTCATCGTTTCTTCTTCTTTCATTTCATACATTTCTATGTCATCTTCTTCTTTTGTAACTGTGTCACCAGTGACCTCACGAACCTGCGTTAGCAGACCATTGAGTTCTTCTAGTGCTTTCGTCAATTTTTCCGTCATTTTTTTACCTCCTTTCGCTTTTAAAATGTCGAATTTCGCTTCGGGGTTTATTCCTTTTTCACATATAGTAACTTCATGCAACTCTAAGTTGTCAATCTCGTTGTATTCCCCGTATTCCTCCGATTTCCTTTCTCTCTTTGATATCGCCTGTCCACCGATACTGAAGGAACGTAGTGTGCCTTTTCTGATTCCTCTGTTAATTTCCTTTGCCTTTTCTATGTCATCTCTCATTTTGATAACTACATAGAATCCGACACCATCTACACCTGTCTTGTGTAATGAACCATTGGAATCACGGTATTGCTCTATCACCTCTCCTACTTGAACATTGGAATGATTTGACATGACGTTTCTATAAGACTTCTCACTCATGAAATCTTGAACTGCTTTTTCTAATGCTTCTAATGTAATCAAGTCATTTTGCTTATCTACTATCTCGATGGATGCATACCCTCCGATTACTAGATTATCTGACTTGAGAATGGTGAAATCACTAGAACTCTCTTGCCTAATCAATACCTCCTGCTCCGCAAACACTCACCGTACCTGATTTTCTTACTATAAGAAGTAGGTGGTTATTGAGGTAGTTCTAAATTACTATACTTGTCCTTTGTAATATCGATGATTCCTTCATCGGATTTATCGTTCAACATGTCTTGTTTCTTACCTGTGAATACAATCCAAGACTTTTTCTCATCTAGAGGAACGACTCGGAAGTGTATTCTAGTTTGGAATTTATCTCCTTCCATTCTATACTCATGATATCCATCCCGTTGAACGCCGAAGATAAGTTCCCCACTGTCTATTATCTTCGTACTATCTATCTTCTCTGATACCCTTGCTGGATATTTACCGGACTTACCAAACAGGTCAAAGATGTCTTCAGGTTTGTCTAAGTCGATTAACCAAGCCATTCTGTCTTTCTCTGTTTGAATGACAAAATCCAAGTTACCATCTTCACGCTGTCTAACTTCAAACTCTCCTGTTAGTTCACTGTCTTCGTCCTTCTCTATGTTCTCAGGAGATACATCAAACCTGTTAGGTGCAAGGAAAACAAACGCATCTTGGTTCTTCATCCATGCCAAGAGGTCTTTTGGCTTGCCCTCAAATATTTCATCATAGGCATCCCCTTCTACTGCTCTGAGTTTCTCTTCTAGTTCATCAAACTCCATTGCTTTCTGATTGTCTTCTATTATCTTCCTAATTGTTACTCTTAGTTTTGTTTTTCTAGATTTCATCAGTTTCTCTAGTTGTTCTTTCCACATATCCATACTATGTAGGGCATTCTTCTGCATCAATTGGTCTCCATCGAATCCATAGACGGTGAATCCCTCTAAGTCGTGTTTGCAAATTATACCTGCTTCTCCATGAACATAATCAGTAACAATGTATTTCTTGATTCTTTTTTTATCTCTCTTGTCTTGTTGTAACTCTGCTATTACAGTCAAGGGATTAGCCAAATCTGATGCATGAACAAATGGATGCCTAGGAACTAGTGCCTTCTTTGTCTTGGTTGCTAATTGCTCTAGAGTCTCTAGTTTATCAGACTCATCTACTTCAGGTAGTTCTATCACTTTAGCAGAGTAGAGACTGAAACCCTTTCCTTTCTTGGTGACTTCATCCACCTTTACACGAATGATACTTCCAATATCAACCTCAACTTTAGTGTTCAATGCTTTACCAACAGGAAGGTAATTCTTATCATCGAGTTCAACTGTTTTCATTTCTCTAGTTTGTTCAGCAGTTAGAGGACCAATACCCATTGTATAGGAATGTAAGCCACTCTTTGTTTTCTTGTCTTCTAGAACTATAACATCTAGGTCAACGAACTTCTTCCACTTAATCCACTTCGGGTTCTTCTTTCTACCCATGTAGTAAGTTGATTCTATGTCCTTAATGACAACGCCCTCTGAGGTTGGCATCTCCATTATCTTCTCTGCGTACTCCCCGACTTCCTTCATTGAGTCAGCGATTCTAGTATCTTTCTTGGATGGGAAAGCAAGTTCATCGGAAGAATGCTGTGAGTATTGATAGAACATTATGTTTATTCTCTCTCTTAGAGGCTCGTCCATCAAGTCTTTTCCTTCGTGTTTCATGACATCGAATACATGCGCTCTCAGTTTAGTATCAGGTATCTTCTTCTTGAATATGTGAGTGATTACACTTGCTCTATGTAGTGCCTCATCTCCTTGAAAGAGAAGAAGTTCCCCATCTAATATGCAATCACCTATTCCCTTCTTTTCCATTTTCTCTACTACTTCAGGACACTTATCAGTGATGTCCTTCTCATTGTATGAGTATATCTTGATGTTGTCTCCCATCTTGTGAATCTGTATTCTCATTCCGTCATACTTCTCTTGAACGACATACTCACCGCTCAATCCCTTGATGTCTTTCATATCATCCAGTTCAAATATTCGATACATTGGCTTGTTCGGTGTTATGAAATCAATATCTTCTTTTTCTTCTTCTGACTTTGCGATGTCAACATCTACTAAAGAATCCCACTTTTCCTCTGAGTAACTTTCATCATATACTTTCTCTAGTAATTGTCTTGCCTCTTTGAACTTGCCCTTCACTCTCCTTGAGTCTTTGTCGTCACCATAATGCTCGATTATGTATAGGGGAATGTCCTTATCTTCTAAGTCTAGACCCATGTATCCCTGAGTTATTTCATCAGCCTTTAGACCGTTCTCTAGCCATGCCTTCTTCGGGATTGGGTTTGAATGGCTTCGCAATGCGTAATGAACGAAGGCTGCAAATGTTGCCTTGTCCTCTAGTAGAACCTCTAGAACCTTGTCTCCTAGTTGTTCCGAGAATGGGTCGGATGCTCCTTTTGACTCGAACCTCATTCTTTTTACGTCTTCATAGATTCTTCTAGCAAGAAGGCTTTCAGCATCAAATACCTTATCATCGAAGAGTTCCTTCTCTGTGATGTTCTCTTTCAGTTCAGAGGCAAACTCTCCTAGTCCGTCATATTCTTCACGAATAGACTTTACAGTTGACTTCCACTTCTTACCGTAATCCTTCGGGTTCTCCTTAGCAGATAGATATGCATAGCGTACTCTCTCAAAGAAATCTAAAACTCTTTTTGATAGAGCCTTAGTTTCCTTCTCAAAGGACACGCCTGATGTTGTCATCCACCATCAAAACCTTCGTGCCATTGGTTTCTTTGCACCATCAAAAGGGTCAACGTCTTTGACTTCTTTCATTTCCCTAATCATTGCTCGCATATCCCCAACTATCTTAGTTCTCTCATCAGGAGGTGCTTGCCGGAACTTTTGTTGCAGTTCGTCAAGTAAGTCTTCTAACATATTTTTATGCCCTGATAATGCATCAGACTGCCTTTGTTCTACACTTCCTTCAACAAACTGCTTTCTCAATTCATCACATAGGGCATCGAACTTTCTCATACTTCCATCATTGACTTTATCCTCTTTGCCCTCAATATTGCTGAAGTCTCCCATCTTAACTTCTGATGGGTTCTTCTTTGGTTTCTTGACTTTCATCTCCTCTCCCATGACATCCTCATCAAGTTTCAATCTTCCAAGATGACCTGCATCTTGTAAAATCTCTTTGGCTTTCAGTATTGCTAATTCAATTATTTTCTCTTCTTTCGTAACTCTTTCCGGCATGTGATTCACCCCATTTTCTCCGTCATCTTGCGAATCTCATCCCAAGACATTTGACCACCATCAGGTACTTGCGTATTCGCAACTACTGGTGTTGGAGTTTCACGAACAACCAATCCTGACTTCATCAGTATGTTGTCCTTGTTGTATACGGCTTGCTCCAAGGCGTTAACCTTGTTTACAAGTTCTTTCATTAATAGTAACATTTCATTTTTTTCTTCTTTCTTGCTCATCTTTAATACTTCCTTTCTTCCCCTTCTAGTTTGAAATTTAATTCACCGTCTGAACTAACAAATATTGAGGAGTAGCCTTTGTCTTGATATAGTTCCCTTGCTATTTCTTTTGCCTTCTTCTCTGTCATTTTCAAGTCAGTGAGTTTGATGCTTGCATACCTTTCTTTCTTTTTACCTGCTTCGCTTATTATTGGGTCTACTTTCTCTCTAAACAAATCAATATACTCAGGCATTGATAAATCGTCATTACTGTTATCACTGAACTCTGACTCTCTAGGGTTTCTAATTGGTGGTGCTTTTAGTATGTCATGCCAACTCATCTGCTTTCCCTCGCTTTTCTGTTTCTCTCTCGTATCATAGCCAGTAGTTCTGATTCTTTATCCTCAGTCCTCTTGGCCGCTTCTTCGTCTTGTCCGGTGGAGGCCGTTGTTGTAACTCTTGCCATCTCATCTGACTTCTCTGTACCACAACTTCCCTTTAGTGTTTCAAACCAACTCATTCTTCATCACCTAGCATTGGAAGACTCATACCCTTATGCCACTCTATATCTTCAACGATTCTGAGTTTCATTCCTTTTCCTCCTTCTCTCCCTTTGGGTATGCTACGCTTCTGATTTGGTCATACAGCGTTTGATAGTCTTTGCGAAGTTCAGCAGCACTTGCGAGTATGTCTAGGTTCTTCTCACGAAATGACTTCATCTTCTTGGCAAGTAGTTTATCGGTCTTAACTAAGTCGAGGTCTTCCATCTCCTTGATGACTTCCTCTAACTTCGTCATCTCCTGTCCCATGTATTCAGTTGGCTGAGTTGACTGAAGAAGTTTCTTTATCTTCTTCTTCTGCTTAGGCTCTAGTTTCTCTAGAAACTCGGAGGCTTTCAGTATCTCCTGCCATGTCATGTAGTTGCCCCCTGTGTATGCTCAGTTAATCTTAATTGCCCTGAATTTGTCTTTCCCAACGATAAATTCAAAGTTTCCGACTGTTACTTTAACAAGTTGAATCATCTTGTTTCTAGTATTGTCAAGCACCTTCGCTTTGTCTGAGTCTGTCTCCCTGTTTCTCAAATCCAAAACATATTGCAGCATATCTTCAATCTTATCGATTATTTGAGAGACAGTCTTTGATACACTTCGGAAGTTATCAAACACTTCAGTTTCTCCTAGATATGAGAACCCTGTTGTAATATCTTCTTCATCGTCTTGAGGATTATATTCCCAAGTAGTATCTTTAGTGTCGATTGTAGTCTCATCTTCTGATTTATCCTCTTTGGGTTTCTTAATTTTATACTTCTGCTCTAAGGTTATCTGTGCTTCTCTTATCTGTTTTTCAGTTGCTCGTATCTTACTCTTTATCTTAGTTTGCTCATTAGTAGGTGTTTGGCTTAACTTTTGTTGTAGTTCTTCAAGTAATGACTCATCTGAATTGATTCTATCCTCCAACTCCTGTATGTTTTTCTCTCTACCTTCTCTAACCTTCTGAGTTGTTCTTTGAGCAGCACTACTTAGATTCTCAAATATTCTTCTTCTTGCTTCTCTGCTTTCAGGGGTGCTTTCAGGGAACTTGCCATCACGATAGGCTCTGCTTAGTTTCTGACGAACCTTTACTTCTTCCTTTTCCCTTTCCTCTTTGTCTTTGATATCCTTAGTTTCCTTATCGACTTCTGCTTCGATTTTTCTTTGTATGAAATCAGGGATGGGGCTTTGGCTAGGGTCTGCTGATTTAGAGAGTGTCTTTTCCTGTTCTTCCTTGAGCCTATCTAGAGTTAGAACGAGTTGTCTGAACTGAGATAATAGTGTGCTAGGGTTTTCTCCTAGTTCATCTACATCTATGCTTTGAGTATCTCTTAACATCTCTTTTATTTTTCTAAATGCACTGTCTGATACTTTCTTTCCAGTCAACACACTTCTCTTGATACCAGCAGCGTCCTCAAAGAATGACCTCAGAACCTCAAGAGACTCTCTGCCATTGTATGTCTTCTCTACTTTTGAAAGGTCTATTGCATCTGTATCGC